GCCAATGACATTCTCGTCATTGACAGTCTGAGCCAGCTGGCCAACAGTGCCATGAACAAGGGCATTCTCAAGGAACTCCAGAAGCCTGGCGGCGAAGAATACAAGAAGACATTCACAGACTATGCTGTGCAAGGTAGTCTGATGGAGCAAGTGCTCAGCTTCATTCAAGTGGTGGATATTAACGTCGTAGCCATCAGTCATGAACTGGAGAGTGAAAGTCTGGAAGGTCGTGAGAAGATTGTTCCTGTTGCGGGCACGCGCAACTTCTCGCTGAATAGCGCCAAGTATTTCGACAGCGTAGTGCATTGTGCAGTGGTCAACAAACAACATCGCGCTTACAGTTCCAGCACCTATAGCCCCACGATCATCACCGGATCACGGCTGGCTGTGGATGTGGATGAGAAGAAAGGCGGCGAACTGTCTCTGCTTTCTCTCTTTCAGAGGGGTTGACATCGGAGCGGAAACGTTCTACACTGGACAACATTTTCACGAATCTTTTGAAGGGACATTTTATGTCTGGAACTTTTGTCAAGTCTGCGCTGGAAAAGCAAATCGGCGGAACTCATTACAAAGAGCTGGCTATCCAGCCTGTTGAGTTCATCCACGCAAACAACATTGGTTACTTTGAAGGCAACGTCATCAAGTACGTGACACGCTGGAAAGGCAAGAACGGCATTGCCGATTTGGAGAAGGCCAAGCATTACATCGAACTGCTGATTGAACTGCACAAGAACGATCAAGAGGCAGACGCTGTGATTGAGCACATTCTTTCAACCGCAAACCCCGGAGGCACTGACTAAACCACGATCCACACACACAACTCAACCCAACTTTGCTCCAATCTTTTTCCTCAATCTTTTCTTTTCTGAAACACACACATCATGTCCAAAGCAACTTTCTCTGACCTCGACGCCCTGATGAACGCTTCGATGGATGACATCGAAGACCTGCCACCTGTTGGTGTTCCTCCCACGGGCCATTACTCTTTGCAAGTTTCTGCTTCGCGCGAGACTTCTGAGAACAGCGGCAATGAATACATCAAGTTCAGCTACACCGTGGAAGCTGTGAACGAGGTGAAGAACCCCGAAGAAGAGAAGCAAGCGGCCGTCGGCCAGAAGTTCTCGCAGATCTTCTCGCCGTTCAAGAAGGATGGCACCATCAATGAGTTCGGCATCGGATTCCTGAAGGAAGCCTGCGCGCCGTTCGCTCAGCACTTCGGCACTCAGAACATGGGTGAAACCATCGCGCAGATCGACAAGGTCACGGTGGCTGCATCGCTTGTCCGCAAGCAGAACAAGAAGGAAGCGGATCGCTTTGACTTCTCCCTGCGTGACGTCGTGGTCCTGTAAGGGTTTCCGACTTCATACTCCAAGAGCCCACAGCTTTATTGTTGTGGGCTTTTTCGTCTGAAGTCTCAATAACTCAAATCATTATGAAACTTGCATTCTTTGGCACTCCCTTGGATCGTGCGTTTCTTCCAAGACTGAATGAAATGATCGGCGCGCACAGCGTCAAGGTGAGTCTGGCAACGGAGGAGTATCTTGCTGGCCTTGCAGCCAAGATTAAGCTGCATGATCTGGATGGCATCATCTGCACGAATGCAGACATGCTGCCCATGCTGCTTGGTACTCAGCTGGATTTTCGTCATCCGCTTGACAAGCGTGGACTCAAGAAGCGGCTTGCGCTGGATGACTACGCTGGCTCCTTCTTCACCATTCCTGCGCATGCGCTGGGAGGAACTAAAGATGTGCAAGTTCTCATTCTCAATCCGCTGCAACATCTGGTCACGACGGCCGAAGGTCCATTTGTTTTCAAGCGATTCATCAGCAAACTTACCAAGCCCGAAGGTTGGTTCCCGCAGACTGCATTCACATGGGAAGTCTGGAAGCCAGAATCAAGTGCAAGACTGCTGGAGAAATTCTCACATGCCAGACTACTCGCAGTTGACATCGAAACCTATGTGGGCGACGACCTGCGACGCATTCATTGCGTTGGCTATTGTGGCTTGTTTAGCGACGGCAGCACTCACTCTGTAGTTGTTCCATTCAAGGACATGCTGGCTCATCAGTTTGTACGCAATCTGAATGCCTCAGCGCCGCCCAAGATTCATTACTGCATTCGCAGTACGCCGTATTCGCTTCTGGAAAGATGATGCAGCCGGCGATGAGTTCAGCCTGTTTGAATACAATGCCCGCGACTGTTGGGCAACCATGAACGCTTGGTGCTCTCTTCTGCTGGAAGTTCCTGATTGGGCACTGCGCAATTACCTGATGGAGTTTCCACTGGTCTTCCCATGTCTGCACATGGAAGCAGATGGCTTGAGCCTGGATCGCGCAAAATTTGACGAAGCCAAGGCAGCTGCCGAAGTTGCAGTAGAAAAGCAACGTGAGAAACTTCACGCATGGTTTGGACCTAGCTTCAATCCTGCAAGCCCTGACCAGTGCAAGAGACTGCTCAAGGTTCTGGGAATGGGTGAAGTGGAGAGCGCAGATGCAAAGGCCATGAACGCTTGCGCGGCTGTGCATCCATTCAATGAACTCATCGTGTCTGCCATTCTTGCATATCGCAAGCAGGCAAAAGCAGTCAAGTCGTGGATTATGGTTGACAGCGACTGGGAAGGACTGGCAGAAGGGGACTATGCTCAGAGTGAAGCTCGATGCGTCGGATACATGTCCGGATGTACGAGTCTCATTACTCTCGTGGAGTCAGACAGAGATTATCACAGCTGGAATGCTCACAAGTTCTTTGGAGTCCCTTACGAAGAAGTCAGTAAACCGCTTAGAAATCTCTCCAAGCGTGTCAACCACGGCTCGAATTATAACATGGGCGCAGCAGTTCTCCTCGATACTATGGGTCCGAAGGCGGTTGCAGAGGCCCGCAATCTCCTTAAACTTCCGGCGAAGTGGACGCTCCAGCAAGTCTGCACACACCTCCTGAAAACCTACGAGCAGACCTATCCAGAAGTGAAGAAAGATTGGTACGATGAAGTCAAGCGTACCATCAAGCTGACCAAGAAATTGGTCAGTCCCCTTGGTTGGACTCGGCATTTCTTTGCTGACCCAACTGCATCCAAACCAGCACTCAACGCGGCAGTAGCACACGGACCTCAAAACTTTTCTGTGGGTATTATCAACCGTGTTTTTTATCGTATCTGGCATGACTCTGTTTATGGAGATTTACGCGACAAAGTCAGGCTCAAGGCACAGATTCATGACAGCCTGTTCTTTGCTTATCGTGGGGCTGACACTCCTGGTGTTGTATTAGAGCGAATGAAGGAGAGTGTTCAAGTCAAGGGTACGGATGGCGTAGTGAGAACTATGACCATCCCGCCAGACATGAACTCAGGTGAGAAGTATTGGGGAGACTTGAAGTGAGTGTTCAAACTCTCTCCGATCTGTACTTCAAATACACCGAGAAGACAGAACCTCCAATGGTGTTTCACCGCTGGAGTCTTATGTCTTGTCTGGCATCCAGTCTCGGCCGGCAATTCTATCTACCATTCGCAGACTTTCGCATCTTTCCAAACATGTATGTGATGCTGATTGGTGACCCAGGCACGAGAAAGTCAACGGCCATCAAGACAAGCAAGCGCATTCTGAGTGCTTCTGGCTATGACAAGTTCTCAGCAGAGAGAACATCCAAGGAGAAGTTTCTGCTGGACTTGGAAGGTGTGGAAGATGACACAGGTTCTGTCAAAGATGCCAGTGCTGTGATGCGTAATCTCTTTGGAGACGACTATGCTAACGTTGATCCTCGTGAAGTTTTCGTTGTTGCAGATGAGTTCAACGAATTCGTTGGCTCAGGGAATCTTGAATTCCTTAGTCTTCTTGGCAGTCTTTGGGATTGGGATGATCCTGTTGCCCCCTTCAAACAGAGACTGAAGACTTCACGATCTGTTTCCATCTTTCAACCAACGATCAACATTCTGAGTGGCAATACTCATGCAGGTTTTGCAGAAGCATTCCCACCGCAGACACTTGGTCAAGGCTTTCTGTCACGGCTGATTCTGGTCTTTGGTGAAAGCAGCGGCAAGAAGTTTGCATTCCCAGAGAAGCCACCAGACAGTCTGAAGCAGCAACTCATTGATGAGTTTGTGGAGATTAAGACGCAAGTCTCTGGCGAGGCAACTATGTCCAGCAAAGCTAGAGACATGTTGCAGACAATCTACCATAGCTTTGAAGGACTGGAAGATGCACGGTTCAAGCATTACAGCACCAGACGATACACGCATCTGTTGAAACTGTGTCTTCTGACTGCTGCTGCAAACCGCAGGACTGAGATTCGTGCCGAAGATGTTCTCTTTGCAAACACGCTGCTGACATACACGGAACATCGCATGCCCAATGCAATGGGAGAGTTTGGCAAGGCAAAGAACGCAGACGTCGCAGCGCGGTTGATATCTGTGCTGAGTGATGCAAAGGGTCCGATGGATACGCCAGCATTGTGGAAGCAAGTGCAAAGCGATCTGGACAAGCCAGAGGATTTGAACAAACTTCTTGCAGGTCTTGTGCAAGGTGGAAAGATACAATATGTGTCTCGCACCAAGACAGGAAATGCACAAGGATATTTGATTGTTCGTAAGATGCTTAGCAATAAGCATGTGTACTGTGACTTTTCTTTGTTGAAGGAGAATGATAGATGACTGACCTGAAGAAAGCCGCCGCCCAGCAGGCGCTGGAGGCGTTGGAAGAACTGAACGGATGGCAGTCGCTGGCGCCGCCGTTGGCTTCCCAAGCCGGAAGACAGGCCGCGATCAATCTGCGCGCCACGCTGGAGCAGAAGCCAAAGTTCACCTTGTCATGCGGATGCCCTTCGCAATACGCCGGCGTCCCTGCCGAGTGGCCCGTAACGACCCGTGAAGGAGAGCCTGCAACTGCCTACGGTGTGATCTGCGGACGGCACTGGTACGAGTACGGGGCGCGCTGCCCTAACTGCGCCAGTCTGGAGGCGCAGAACACCGAGCTTGACCGCAAGCTGGCCGCGCTGGAGCAGCCGGATAAGGCCGAGCCGGTGGCGTGGCGCACATTTGACGGTGAGGGAGGATATGACTACCGCACTTACGACGACAACGAGAACTATCGTAATGAATGGGACAAGCGCAACCCAAACCATAAAGGCTGGGTGGAGCCCCTCTACACCCACCCACCCCGCCGCGAGTGGCGCCGCGAGTGGCGAGGGTTGAGCGAGGAGCAACGTGTTGTCTTATTTGAAACATTAGTGAGGGCCAACAAGTCTGATTACGAAATCTTCCAAGCCATCGAGGCCAAGCTAAAGGAGAAGAACCACCATGACTGAACAAACCAAAGCCGAGCTGCTGGCGGATGCGCTTGATCGCTGGCATGACGGCGAGATTGTGGAAAAAGCCGCCGCCGAACTGCGCCGCCTGAGCGCGGTGGAACAGCAGCGGGACGAATTGCTGGAGGCGTTGGCCGCAACCAGCGTGGCACTTGGCACTGGGCATAACGCGCTTATTGCGCTGAAAACCGCCCGCGCCGTCATCGCCAAAGCGGAGGGGAAGCTATGAGCATCATAACTCCTATCGCAGTCTATCTCGCAACACATCCAGCAGCGGAGTTGACAACAGAGCAAATCCACGAAATGTGGGGAGTGAAGCGCGTCAATATCCACAAGTCCCTGGCATATGCCGAACTGAAGGGCTGGGTAAAGAGTGAACTGCGGGCTAATCCAAAAGGCAAAACAAAGAAGATTCGCTTCTATAGTGCAGGCGTAAGAATCGAAAAGGAGGCAGCTAGATAGTCCAGCAACTTAATCTTTTCCATCCCACTCCATCAACTTTTTCCACAGCGAAAGCCCAACCATCATGACTTTTCAAACCCACATCCGCCTTACCATCAATCACAGCAAGGAGATTCCTGACCTGACAGATCACGTGTCAGGAAGAGCATACACGATTGATGGCGTAACAGACACTACAGCTACGATCCTGGAAAACCCAGAGTCAGAGCACACACAGAGACGCCCGTTTGACACGTTTCAGCTGGACCAGGCCATCGAACACTTTAACAAGATGTATGGCCTGGAAGCGCCAGAACGTCCTGTGCTTCGTGGAGCGCATCCTGAGGATATGGTCAACTTGCTGCGAAAATTCCACGATATTCTGCAAGAAGAAATGAAAGAGGTGGATGACTTGGTAGACAAGTTGCGGGGGGTTAGGCCTGATCCTGTAGACATTCTCACTGATCTTGCCGATTGGCTCGGTGATATCATGGTCTACTGCGCCAGCGAAATGCGCAAGTATGGCCTTCGCAGCAATGACATTCTCGGCATCATCATGAGCTCCAACTTCTCCAAGCTGGGACCAGATGGCAAGCCCATCTACGATGAACGCGGCAAGGTGCTCAAGGGCCCCAACTATTGGAAGCCTGAACCCATGATTCGCAGGCTGTTGGAAGCTCAGATTCGTCTGGCACTTCCCCCCGCGGCTCAACGTGGTGATCCTCTCAAGGATTGAGATATTCCCGGCACAAAACACAAAGCCCCCATTCGGGGGCTTTTTCTTTGGCCTTGCGTTTTGTCAACTTTCAATCTGGCAACGGCTCGCCACCCATAATCTCAAACAGCTTGATACTGAATGGGTTCTTGTGCTTTTCCAGCATCTGATTGACCACACTCTCACTGGCATCTCTTGTCCAGCGCATGTACGCTTGATTGAACGATTCCACACGTCCACCGCTACGAGCATAACGAGTGAGAAACTCTTCGTATTCCTCATCCGTAGGCACTTCGCCAGCGTAGAGTTTGCTCTTGACAACTTCACCAAGACGCTCGATACGCGCTTTGTCCATTGCCTCATATCGCTTCTCGCGATAGAGCGCAGTCAGTGCAACTGCTTCATCCATTGGCCGGCTGCCCAGCATTCTCGTGACTCCGCCGAAATCCACGAGTCTATCCTGCAGCGAAGTCAGCATAGCTGTAGTCTC